ACCAAGGAACATTGTCTACTCTATGTATTCCATGCCTCGGACCAACTTTGTAAGTCATATTTTGAATATCGGCAATAAAATTAGAATAATGGATGTAAACTAAATCTTGTGGAATTCCATTCCAAATAATTTTACCTCTTTGTTCCAAATACTGATGATATGCCATATTCCATGGAGCAAGATGCCCAGTCTCATTTCCCATTATTGATATATTTTTCTCCCCATACAAGTGATATATCAATTCAAGATATTTTTGATCACCACATGTTCCAAATTGTTCTGCAAATGGATTGTTTGGATCAAGAACACAATATGACCAAAAATCAAGTATAGATTTTGCAACTTTGTCGTTTCTGTTATAAATTACTCCGACATTATATTTACCACATCCAGTATAAGGTAAACGATGTTCAACTATTCCAAATGATTTATTCCCAACATCATTGTATATTGAATCTAAAGATTTATAAAAATAAATATCGGAATCTGAATATATTACATGATCTATATCGTATGTTTTTAAACAATACCTTGGAAAATAAGATGACATCTTATAAACCAATTCAATTAAGTCTTGACTAATTTCTGTTGCATTTCCTACAGCGGTTGCTTCTCTGCTAGGAATAATGTTCAAGAATCTCTCGTCATGTTGAATAATATCTCTAACATCAACAAAATCAACATTATCTATTTTGATGGATTTAACAGCATCTACGCATTTTTGATTCACGCAAAGATAAAACACATGAACATTTTCATTGTGTTTTTTGAGTGAATCTACTAAAGCAAGTCCTCTGCTCAAATAATGAGAATCGCTTACTGTACAAACATATTTTTTATTTGGTATATTATGCATTTAACACTCTTTCGAAAAAATTATCCGCGTAAATTTTTGCCTTATCAAGATTAATGTTTATCTTAGAGATATTATCATGATAATGCTGTTCAGTGAATTCAGTATTTAGTATGTTCCTAGCATCAATCCAATAGGATGTATCAAAAAAATCAGAAGCATTGGGGCATCCCCAATAAACAGGAATTGTTTTTGTTAATAGACAATCTACAAGTTTTTCTGAAAAATAATTTGTTTCACTTGTACTTTCTATTACTACAGAATACATTGAATTGAATAAATGTATCTTATCATCTTTTGGTAATAAATCAAATCCAGTTAAAGGAAATCTAGTAGAACTATAGAATTTTTTAGGAATTTTTATATTTTCTCTATTTTCAAATATTAAATGTCTTAAATTATATCCAGGTTTACCCACTAACGAACCACACACCATAGAGAGTGTAAATTCTTTTTTCATACATGAAAGATTTTCACTGTATTTTCCAAACGAATCAAGATGGTGTGATGATTTATTCAACCATGTAGTTCCATATGGCATAAAAACTGCATTTTTGCAATTGTTTAATATTTTATTATTTGATGTAACAATTTTATCATATTTTTCGCAATGCTTGATAACATCATCAGCAGTTTCAACCCATCTGGATGTAGTTGGTTCATTCACATTGCAAAATATTTTATATGAATTTGTATTGATAAATTTCGGAATTCCACCAGGATGCGTATTTGTTCCAAATCTAGTAAAGTGAATTTCTGTTGCAACATCGACATCAGGAATATCATCAACAGCAATCATATATTCTGCATTTAAAATAGTAGGTTTCATTAACCATTTCCAACTAAATTATATTTTACAACTTCATCTGGAAGACCAAGTTCCTTTAGTGATTTTTCTTTTGATTTGCCATCAGCAATACCCATAGTTATCATTGGCAACAACCCAGCAGGAATTTCTGTTCCAGGCCATATCGCGTAATTTATTCCAAGAGCACCGACTCTCATTTTTTTTAAATATTCTGGAAGAACCTTAAACATCAATATTTCATGGTCAAAAAGTTTATCATCTGTTTGTAGACTTTCTTCACATTTTGCAATCCAATAATTTAAAAATTCCAATACAATGTCATTGTATGTAAAATATATCGGGGATGCCTTTGCGTGATTGTGTACAATATGAGGAGGAATTCCACTATATGCGAACGCTATATCGCATTTATCCCCCAAATCATCAAATACAGTCAATTCTCTATGAATTAGAGAATCTACATCCATCCATATGATTGGTTTTTTCTTTTCTTCCAAAACACTTAAAATAAATTTTGGTTTCTGTAGGCAGTTTAATCTGTATTCGCCCCTAGACTTTAATTCTCTAATATCATGAGGAATATTATTTTCATTGCAATTTATACGCAATCTACGAGCGTGATCACTATAGTAGGTTCGATCATCAATGTCACAATAAAAAGATATTAATTGAGTTTTCATAATTCTAGTTCTTTAATTTTTCTATACACATAATCATCTGCCATTTCCAAATTTAAAACTTTTTCGTAATTTTTAATTATAGAAGGAATTTTTGATTGAAAAAGTTCTGGAGTTAATGTTCTTATATCAAAATTATTTGTAAGAATAACCATTCCATCAATATCAAAATAGTCACCGATGTCCGGTGCACCCCAATACACAGGAATTGTTCCAGTCATAAAACAATCAGTAAGTTTTTCGGTGTAATATGTTTCATAACGGTCATTTTCTATGACAAATGAAAACATATAATCCACCAAAGCATCTGATTTGTCCCAATCATCATTTCCTAATTTAGATTTTTTTGATGATGAATTCTTATTTGATATCGAACCATAAACATCCACATAATCTTTGAATGTATCATACACAGCATGTCGTAACTTATGACCATAAGTGTAATTTTTTGACGAAGAGACAAAAGAACAAAATTTGCTTTTTTCTATGGAATTAATTTTCTTTTTAACCCAAGGTAGATTACTGCCAGCAAAAGCAAATTGTATTTTTGGATGCACAGAGAGCATTGATTTTTCTGATGTAAAGATAGCGTCATAGAACAAACAAAAATCTTCTAGATTTTTTTCCCACGATTCTCTTCCTATGGATTGGAGATGAAATATAGATCTAGATTCGCAAACCCAAGCAACCTTAACTTCACCTGGTTTTTTTTGATATTCGCATCCAGATAAGATTGATCCATCCATGAACACTTTGATGGGTTGATCGTCATTTGACCATTCGAATGTTTTTGGTTTTAAATCTGAGCAAGAAGAATGCTCAACATTGAACGGCGCACCTATCGCTTGTACTTTTTCCATAATATAAACCTTTCATGTTACTTTCCTATGTGATATTTAGGTATCAATTGCCAGTTATGTTTATCTTTGTGTGAGATTATTTTTAATCTTGCAAGAGAAAGTTGTGGTTCCTGGTAACTAGTCGGATCGACTGGATTTACTAAACGCCACTCAACAAGAAGTTTTACTATTGTATTTCTTCTTGCCACATCATCATCTGATATGTCACTTTCAAGACCGTCTAGAATAAACATTTCTTTAAAGTGCATAATAGCATATCTTCCCCTCTTGTGCAAGATATGACAACTTTGATATAGTTTATTTTCTTTTTTTGAAGAAACTCCAAGGCGGGTTAGTGTTTCTTTTACTTTTAAAAAGTCTTCTTCTGAATTTAATTTGATTTCTACACCAAGTCCCTCAAAAATATCTTCGGTCATAATAAACTCCATGTTAACAAAAGATATTTATATTTTTATTATTTTTGACCACCTTTTTGATAATAATCGCGGATTTTATCCATTGGGAGCAAATCTATTACCTCTTTTGCTCTGGAATAGGAATAACCAAAGACCTCTTTTATCATCTCTATGTCACTGTTTTCTTCTGGTTTGATCCATTTGGAAAACCTTTTTCGTTTTGAAACTGAATGTAGATAATAATCATATTGCATTTTTTTGTCTAGTCCAGATGCCTGGTTCATCTTATTTGCGTAAAATATTGTATCCGGAAAATAAGATAAGCACTTGTTTACGACAAAAGGAACATAATCTTTCTCTATCTTTGGATCTTTAGAGATTAGATTTTGTTTACTTTGATTAATTGAATTTAAAAAGTCAGATAACATATTATTTAAAAGAACAGGACATCATCAACTGAACTAGACACGCCACAAGATTGATTTCTTGGTCAGCGACAAAAGCAGAACGGTACTGTGCCTCTGCGATGATTAGAATTGCCTCTGGAATGCTCTGGTTCTCCAGATGCTCTCCAAGGGCATCGTAGACCTTCCTGTAGATGTCTTGGGGTGACCCCTCAGCGTTTAATGCTGCCCATTTACGAACTGTGGCAAAATCTTTATTTCGAAGAGCAGTCATTAAATTTTTAATTTCAATTTCAGCGATAGATGAAAGAATGCCAACATCAATGATTCCAGATACACTGTATCTTTGCAATTCATTTAAAATTCTACGCATATCCGGAAAGTGTTTTAAAATCAATAAACCAAGAACTTTTTTATCAAATTTAATCCCCTCCTGGTTTAAGATATAAGAACATCGTTCCATCATCTTAGAAGCAATTGCTGGTTTTTCTGTTGGTGGAAGAGTAAAATCTATGCAAGTACAACGGGAGTGAATGGGCTCAATGATACGGGATTTATAATTACAGGTAATAATAAACCTGCAATTATTTGCAAACTCTTCAATAGCACCGCGCAAAGCAGGTTGTATGCTATTAGCATTAGAATAGTCAAACTCATCAAGTATTACTACCTTTTTCTTATCTCCTTCAAGGGAAACAGTGCTTGCAAAATGTCGAATTTTTGTTCTAAGAGTATCAATATTACCCTCTTCTGAACAATTAATAATTATCCAATCACAACCCATCTCGTTGCAAAGTGCTTTAGCAACAGTAGTTTTACCAACACCAGCAGACCCCGAAAAGAGTAAATTTTGTGGTTCTCCTTTAGCAACCATGTCGCTGAAGGTTGACTTCAGCGACATGGGGAGAACACACT